TCAAATACAATTTTTAATTTTCTTGTTGGTTCTGATGTATTGGAATTTCTAATAATACGACCATAATCAACATAATCAAGTCTATGACCAGAATCCAATGAGTAATCTCTAGTTACATTTCTATCGCCTACAGTCAAGGAACTAATTGTAGCAACAATTCCAGATGTAGAGAGGTTTATTGTTTCTGCAATATCAAATGTTTTTTCATTTTCATATACGAATTCTAGTTGTGTTCCGCTAACAATACTAACAACTCTAGCAACAGAACCTGATGTATTTCCAATAATTTTTTCTCCAACAGTTACATTATTCGTAAATGTGCTAGATTGTGAAGAAACTGTGAAGGATGGCAGATCAGGATCGGCAGAATCATTGGATTCAAAAATTCCCAATACTCTATGGATATCTGCAACATTTAGAGAAATTGTGTCATCCTGTACTCTTGTTCCATATACAGAACTATAAGTTAATCCATCATTGAATGTTGTGTTTCCAACTCCAGATCCAACATACTTTGATTTATTTACAACAAGAACACTAGATCTTACAATTGACTTTTCTTTAGAAGATAACTTAGATCTCTTTGCAGTAATCGTTAAAGTTGCATTTCCAGTTCTGGATAGTCCAGAAATTGTTAATTCTCTCAGAGTTGGATCAAATGCTACTTGTGCATCTAGTATAGTTTCTTTTTGACCGCTTTGCCATGTTAAAATATAGTTGGTCTCAGTGTATGGTTCAAAATACAGATCATCATCACCCAAATCACTTAGATAAAATGTGAATGTCGATGAAGTAATATTTTTTGTTATTTGCTTTCTTACAATACATGTAGAATCTAAAAGATTAACAGAAGAAACAAATGTATTTTGGAATGGAACAATTAGACCATTTCCAGCAGTTTCCAATAAAGAGGAAGATACTACATCAAAATCCGTAGTAGTTAGTTGTGAAGTAACTAATCCACCATCGTATGCATCAGTAACAGTTGAAATTCCAGCAATGACAATACTCTTTTGATTAACTGTAGTTACTCTGTTGTAAGTTGGTAAATCTAAAGTTGGTCTTGAATATTTTACAATATCTCCTACCTTTACAATTCCTCTAAAGTCTCCAACACTAGATGAAGTTACTGTTCCTCCAGTAGTAATAGTAAATTGACTTGACGCTGTAAATAGTTTTTTATTTTTGTCTAGAACTAAATCTGCAGCAAAAGTTGAAACTCCAACTAGACTGTGAACTGCTTTGATATCTGTAAAATCGTAGTCTCTAATTGCAGTAATATTCCTTCCTGCGCCCAATCCATTAATTACTAATGGTTCATTTACTTGGAACTGACCCTTTACATCATATAGAACTAATGATGTTCCATTAGAAACAGCATTTTTCAAAAATGCGCTAGACCCACTGTATTGTCCTTTGACATGCGAATCTGCAGAAGCAGTAATACCCAATCCTACTGTTAGTGTTGTATAAGTTTGAATATCTAAAAGTTTGAGTTCATATTGAGTAGTTGATACACCACTTACTGCTTTTTGAGAAAAATCATAAACTCTTGCTAGTCCAATTGTGGATGCAGATCCAATTAATCCATCAGTAAGTCTTCTATCAAGTAAACTTAATGTATGTGTGCTTGAAAAACCTATAATTGGAGATCCATATACATTATCTACTTTTACTGTATTTCCAACTCTTATTGGGAGACTAATATTTTCTTCAAATTTTGTGGTTCTTGGTTTTACAATATCGAGAGATGTTGTAGAAATTTTTTCTATTTCAGATCCCCTAACATATGCTTTTCCTGGAGAAATCTGTAATACGAAAATATCGTCGGAGGGGGTGTTGCCGTTCTGGGTTGTCTGATTTTCGAAATAGACTCCTCTGTTTGCTATTCTATCATTTAATGATTCTCTTACATCAATAGCAAATGGTCTTACATAGTAATCTCCAGACTCATCATATGTTCTTCTTGCTAGTTCATCTTTGAAAATATTATAATCAGTTTTATTTACAAAAATTTGAACCTCTCCATTTTCAACACGGAGTAATTCTATGAAATTTCTATCATCTAAGTCTGTTAGTGGTTTTTTATATAATGTTGCTGTAATTTTGAATCTATCTGCTCCAGGAGCGGATTCATTTGAAAATCCTCTAGCATTATCATATAGATCCGCATTTTCTGAAGATGCAGATACAATCTCCTCATTGATGAATAGTCCTACTCTATAACTAGGTCTTGGTGAGTATTGATCTAATATGATTGTATCTTGGTTTACTTTTACAAAATATCCCCTAATGAAATAAACGCCTTCATTTATAGATGCAGAAGATCCAATATCTGTTGAGTTTTCTACAGCACATCTGGCAAATAGACTATTCTCATCAATATTTGACAAAGAATAACTAACATTAGATAAAGATATTAAGTTTTCTCCATTTTGAAAAGTTCTAGTTAATGCATCAGAACCAGAACTGGTATATTTGACATATATTGTATCAAATCCATCTTCAGATTCTTCAGAAGTAATGTAATTGACTACAGTTGCTGTTACTCCTGAAGTTTCTCCTTTTATTTCTACTTTATTTTCTACAAAAACATTCAAATATTCTCTAACTGGAATATTTAAAAATGATGGATCTACTTTTACTGCATAATAATTGTTGTCAAAAAATACACCACCAGGAATTACTACAGATCCTTCTTTGAAAAAATGCTGTCCAAACTTTTCAATTTGATTTTGTAAAATAGTTTGTAAAGTTGTTAACTCTCTGGATTGTATTGGATATCCAGGTTTGAATAAAACTTTACTATAATTTTTATCCTCGTCAAAATCATCAAAGTATGGAGAAATATTTAAATTGGTGTTTTGCATTTTTTTAGAATTCTACTACGATTTTTAATTCTTCTTTTTGTGAAGATGACCTTGTAATTGGTGCTCTATTGTCAATATAAATCACATCTCCAGAATATTTTCTAACTTCTGGATTTGATATGCCAGAGTTAAAAGTTTGACCCAAATCAATAACTCTTCCACCAATTTGCAGTGTATTTCCCGAGAAATTCGTATCTACAATTAATGGAGACCCATCGACTGTAGAACAATTAATCGTTGTTGCAGATCCAACAAAATTTACAAGTTTATATCCATACACAGATAGTGTAGAAAAACCAACTGGTTGATAATACTTCAAGATTCCTGTATTTGGATTCCAAGAAGCAACATAACCAACCGCTGTAGATCCAACACCAACAGTTTGTGTGATGATAGAATTCAATGGATATAAAGTATCAGAAGTATTTCCTACTCCTGATGGTTTCAACTTCAACGCACCTAAATTTGTAGCGGTTGATGTATTTATTGGTGCTGACTGACTTCCATAAACTGTTGGATTTTTAACAATTCCAACACGAGCAAAATTATTTCCAATAATAAAATCAGAGTCTGAGTCATATTTTGAGTAGATCATAACTTTATATGATCCCAATTCTCTGTAAATATCATATCCATGTCCACCCTTTGGTGGTATAATGACTTCAAATTGTGCTCCAGTTCCTGAAGTGATATCTGGAGTTCCCTCTGAACCAATTTGGAAACTTATAAATGCTCTTGTGTATCCAGATCCACCACTTGTGACCTGAATTGTATCAACTTCGCCACCACTTATTGTTATCGAAACGAAACCACCAAAACCATCACCAAGAATTGGTATATTTGATACTGTTCCTGTTGGTCCAACTCCAGAAATAGTGTATCCAGATCCTCTATTCTTGACAACGGCAGTTTCAATTTTTCCATCAACAGAATTATTTTTTACAGCATCTGTTGATGCATCTCCCCAATGCTTAGGAACTGGAATATAGTTTTCTGTTGTGTATTTAACAATTTCTGATGGTGGAATTGAGAAAAGATACTTCCACAAATATCCATCAGAACCATCTCCAGCAGGTTGTGGATTCACATCCACAAAATTTGGTTCGAATACCGTTTTTCTTCCTTTTGGAAATTCTGGATTTGCTCCATTATTCAAACAAAGATAAACTTTGTATTCCGAATTAACTACAAAGTATTTTGACTCATATAATGTTTTTGAATCTGTTTGTGGTGCTGGATTTAAAACATCATAATTATTTCTATACATGTCATAAATTACACCATTTTCCCAATTATATCTTGGGGCAATTCTTGCTACATCAGAATCGTTTATTTTTTTCAAGAAAAGCATTGTATCGTGATACAAGTTTTCTTGTTGGAATGAATCTCTTGGTTCTGGCGGATCTGACGCCCATCCACTTTCACCATAATTTTCAATAACAGTATTAGTTGGGTTTGGATGTGCTAAAAATGTGTAATAATTATTTGTAGTTGTTCCAATCCCAACAAAACTTCTTGTAAAAGTTTCAGCATTCAATATTCTAAATTGATCAGTAATTATCGCTGGCATGTCAGTGCTTTTTTGATTATTTATACGCTCTCTAGTATGCTAATCTTATTTGAATCAATCTATAAACATATGCCGAAGTTTCTATGCCTAGAATACCATTTTGATTATAAAATTCAAATTGTTTTGAATTTGCAGATCTAGAAACATCTAT